ATTTCCAGTCGCAGATACACCCGTCAGGGCAACGACGACTACATTTTCGCCAAGAGCGGCGTACGGTGACTGGGCGTATGCGGATATACCAAACATGGTTTACGGCCTGCGCCGCCTCCGCTTAAGTTGTAGCCAGACGCAAAAGTGCTGTTGATGTGGTGTTTGCAGGCATCGTTAGCGTAAAAGTACCCGCCGTGATGGTCTGTGAGCCAAACGTATGAACACTGATAGCCTTGTTACTCTGAGTAAAGTTGTAAAGCAATACCGTATCAAACGCTGTTGTCAACGTCACTGAGGTGTAAACAATTGAAGCTGAAGGCGTAAAAAACGCCACGCCAGCAGTTGCTGAAGTGTTGGTTGAGGTTGGGGCCGTAGCATTTGTTACCGTCACACCGCCAGCAGAATAGCCTGCACCAGAGACTTCGCCTGTTGCTGTATACACAGTGGTAGCAGCATCAATGGTTGCGGATGTAAGGTACAAGGCTGCTTTGAGCGTGTCTGTAGCGGGTGATGTCAAACTGCCACGGGATACGATGGTTGAAGTACCAAGCTGGTGTTGACCGAGCATTAGCTCGCTCATAAAAGAAGTACACATTGATTGGGTATTTGCCATGATTTATCCTTTAACCAATTGATGCTGTTTCGCCGCCACCAAAGACAGGCATTTTCTTCATGGTCACATGCGCGGAACGATGAACAAGTTCTCCGTCCAACCAGTACTCAACCCATGTGGTGAGTTCGTTGTCATTATCGACTGTACCCTCTTGCTTTACAAGCAAAGAATCGTCCATTTCGCCTTTGGTTGTGGTTACAAGTGCCATTACGCTATCCTTATGATTGCTGATGTGTTTGCTACAGCAGGAAACTGTACCGTGAATGTTATTGCTGAGGTCTTATCTGCGCCAAAATCAAGCACGCAAACTGCGGGGTTTCCGCCGCCACTTTGATAAATTAACGCACCCCGAGCAGTAAGGGCCGAAGTCCAGACTGCATTGTTGAATGATATATACGCTGTATTACCAGAGTTGCCTACCGTGGGAGTTTGTGCAATCGTGAGTGCCAAGCCACCAGCCGTGTACCCAGAAGCCACAACCTCGCCCGTAGCCGTATAAGCCGTGGTAGAGGCATTAAGTGTGGCTGCATTGGTATAGAGTGCAATATAGAACGTTCCCGAAGTAAAGTTAAACGTGCCGTTCATCAGCCCTGTTTTGAATGAGTCGCAAGACCAATTTCCTGTAAAAGCCATCAGGTCACCGCCTGTCTAAATTGTCCAGACCTGTATGCGTCCTGACGCTCCATACCATCGCCCAGACGTTTAGCCAAAGCAAGGGCTTCTTTGAATTTGGTGTCGTACAAAGAAATAATGTCCTGCTCACCCTTCATAAAGGTATAAGCCTCTACCAACGAGCCGTACAACAGTACGGTATCAAAGTTGTCGCCAAGCCACGTGGTTACCGCTGTGGTAATTGATTCTGGGTAATAGTAGTAGTGCAATTCCACGTAATACGCGGCATCTGGTGTTGGGCCAAGAATGATTGACAACTCATTTGTAATTGCAGAACTGACAATTGTTGGGCCAAACAGCGCATAGTATTTCGGAACACCTTTGTCGTTTGGCGCAGGATACGCCTGACGGATGAAGTTCACATCCTTGTTGAGTAAATACTCAAACGTGCCGGTGTCCAAATCTGCGCCAGTAACACCTGTTATCAGAGCCAACGAGTAAGTAGAAAGAAAATCGTTTGGCAAAGATATGTACTTGTTGTTTGCCGTGATCGCGGTGTATTGATTCTTGCGAATAGACGGGAACTGAACCATGTTATATATACGTTGTTCAGCCTGCGTAATGAAGGTATTGATCTGCGTAGTCACATTAACCGTACCCCCACTCGCAAGGTATACATCGGGGAACTGATTCTCCGTGTATGTCTGAATCGTGTTATACAACTCGGTGTAGTTCATGCCATCGGGCCTCTAGACATCAAGCCTTTGGTAGCCGCGCCTGTGCCACGCATTTTGATGCCATCAGTTTTGACCTGCTCGTCGCCAGCAGCTTTGCTGATGTTGCCAACGCTCATGTTGACCGTGTCGGCTTTGCTGCGGTTTGGCATTTTGCCGGGGTTGGGTTCAATACCAACAGCTTTGCCGGTCATGGTGTGGGGCTTGGCGTACACCATAGCGTTGCCAACTTCTTTGCCCATTCGTTTGTCGCTGAATTTAGCCATTATTTGCCTCGCTGATTTGCAACTTTAGCCATGCCACGACCCATGCTCTTCATCATCTCATTGGTCTTGCCGCCTTTAGCCAATTTAGTCATAGGCTTGCCGGGGTGCAGCCTTTTCTCGTGCTTATGCACTGCGCCAGCAGCCGTCTTTCTGTCTTGCGCTAAATCTGCTTTGTTCATTTTAAACTCCTAAGTTACGCTTACCGTTACTGTACCAATTTCCACGACTAACGCCAAGTTGTTTGGGGTCAAAGCCGCATCAAAACTTGAAGATCCACCAACTGGGTTCCATCCCCATTGGAAGATTCGACTGCCACCGCCCAACTCACCATCTGCCAGTAAACCCGAAATCACATAACTGCGGTCTGGGCGAGGGTTCCTCAAAGCCTGCGGGTCGTCTACAGGATACATCCCCAACTGCAACTGAGGATGATCTGGATCCCAACACTCATGACAAACCAATAAGTTATATTCCTTTGTCTTAATGATCTCGGTCTTCAAAGCCTTCAGTTCAAACCGCTGACCACAACGGTCGCACTCCGCAATCGCCTTTTTGCCAGCGGCGTACCGATTACTCATTACACCATCCTGCCTTTGGTCTTACCTTTGACGGCGCAGCCATCCGCGCGGGAAGAAGCGGTCAGGCCACCTTTTTTCTTTCCGGTGGGTTCGACGTAGGGGTACTTTGTTACCCCACCTTCTGTTGTAGTCCCGTCAAGCGCTTTATTACGCTGAAATTTGCGCAACGCTCGTACTCGTTCTTCTTCACTTAATACAGATGGATCACGGATGTCCCGTTTAGCATTAAGGTTTTCTTTAGAAACATTGAATTTTTCACGTAAGTTTTTAAGTACGGTATCAGCCCCTATGTTACTTTGCAATCTCGATCTTGCACTCGTACTAGCGCCAGTACCGCCGCCTTCAAGCGTTTGTTCTTCACCGGGTTTTTTTGGTATACCTTTAGGCATCGTTATCTCCCAATGTAGGTTTGGCGTGGGACAAGCCGCAATGCGGCTTTCTCATGATCTTCGTACGCTGCTAGTTCCCAAGCTTCGTCGTACTGTGCTTTTAGCATTGGGATGCGTTCCATGCCGGTAGGAATCTTTCCAGCGATATAGTACGACAGACCAGCCGCCATACAAGGAATGAAGCGAAACGGCACGTCCATGATGTTGACACCGCCGCCTGCGTCTTGGGTGCGACGTAGACGCCAATACACCAATTGATAGGTCTGGGCATTGTCTGGGGTGGGCCAAAGAGTAACTGCTGGAACTTGCTGCCAATAAACGGTAGCCGCAGAGGTGTGTGCCGCTGCAATTGTGTTTTGCTGCCCACGGAAACAGTTATACAAAGTCCCAGTAACAGCGTTTGTATTTTGAGTTATATAACCGTAGTTGATAATCTCGTTGTCAATCTTTATGAACCCCGCTGCGGGTAAACCCGTAACATCACTCAACACAATTGTGTCTGAGGTACTTGTGATTGTTGTGGTTAGCGTAGAAGAGATGGGACTAGCTTGCCCGTTGTATCGTTGAATCCAAATCTGAATAGGTCTGGCTTGGGTAATCTTGTTGGGGATCGTGGCGTAGGTAGAAACGCTAATCCTAGTGATACTTAAATCAGCTTGAGTTGCGGCTACGTTCGCACCTGTACGTATGACGTGTTCCAGCAAATCAATGGTGTCGTCCGGCAGGGGATAGGTATTTTGACCTTGCACCAAGTCAATCACGCCAGTCTCAATTGTCCACAAGTTGATGCCACGGTTTGCCCAGTCAGCAAACATGATGTTCAAGCTACGTCTGGCTGTACGCAGGTCATATCCGGTGCGAAGCTCGCTACCGGCGCGTTCAAACGCCTCCTCCACCAATTCGGTGAGGTCTAGGTTAAAACCTGTTGCGCCAGACGTATTTGCCATTATCTAAATCCCGCCGTTTTTTTTGCCACTTTGGGTGGCTGTTTTACAAATTGTTTCCCTTTAGCTTTGCCAGCACGTTTTGCACGTGTTGTTGCAGCGTACTCAGCAGGGCTGAGGCTTTTGATTGCAGCTTCAGGAAGGTATCTTTCACCTGTGTCAGAAGATTTTTTACCACTTTTGGTTCTCCATTTTTGATCGCCCCAGTTTTTAAGGGATTGTTGCGGCGCTTTCAATCTCGGTAACCCCCGCCAGCAGCCTTGTACTTCTTGGCCACCAACTGAGCTTTCCTCGCGCTCCACTGACCTGCGCCAGTACCATGTGTTGCTGCTGATTTGACCTGAGCCACGATCCGCTTGCGCAGGCTAGGCTTGGTGTAGTTGCCAGCGGCGTTGACCTTACCGCCCTCGGCATACATGTCTACGTCTTGCGGTTTGTCTTTGCGGCGGACAGTCTTCTTCCCCGGCATCTTGGACGGGTTAATGTCCCCCATGCCGCGAGAAGCCATCATCAGATTATCTTCCCACGGGTCTTGCCTTTGACAGCGCAGCCATCAGCACGACTGGAGGCTGAACCGCCCTTGGCCATGTTTTTGATTTTGTACGCTGCTTCAGTCTTCTTCTGCGTATTGGCTTCTTCCTTCTGAGAGTCCATTTTTTTGATGTCTTCAGAAGTCATAGAGTCCTCATACGTAGTACCGGGACGGCGCGGTTTGTACGCATCCATCGTCCCTGCTTTGGTGCTGGTTGCCATGACTACTCCTTAACAGGCTTTGCCGCCCATATTCATCTTAATCATCTTGCCTTTGGTTTTACCCTTGACCTCAACACCACCACCTTTGGCCATTTTCTTCATGCCGTCTTTAGCGGTGTCCATGCCTTTTTTCATCACGGGTTTGCCCATCTTAGAAGGCATTTCTGATTTGGCTCCAGCTTTTTTCTTAGCTATCATTGCCATAAAACCGGGGTTCATTTTTGTCGCCATAGTGTTTCCACCTTCCTTGTAAAGTTCTGTTTTGCCCTGAAGAGTTTTGGGCTTGTTCACCTTTTGCAAATCAGGCCGCGTACGCGACCCACCTTTAAACTCGATACCTTTGCTTGCTGCACTAAATTCTTTTGCCACCTTCTGCGGGATACCCGCCTGCTTTGCAAATGCTGGGTTGTGCGCCGCAGCATCCATGAATTTTTTTTGCTTTTTACTTGTTGCTGGCATCGTCGTCTTTCTTGCGGTTCACAAGTTTCTGCACGGTTTTAGTTTCGTAAATACGCAAAGCGAGCCAAACGATGGTCAAAACACCACCAACAAGCGCCACGACTGGAGTCATCCAGCCCATGAAGCCGCCAAGTCCAACAACCACAGCCGCTCCATCAGTCATTGTTTTTACGTCGTTGTTCATACAAACCTACCTTTAGTTTTGCCTTTGGTAGCACAACCATCAGCACGACTGGAGGCTGTGCCGCCCTTGGCTTTTTTAACGGGTTTTTTCATTGTTTGAATTTTTGCTCTCATGTCATCAAACTCAGAATCAAAATCATCTTTTTGATTTTTGAGTGCATTCATTTCTGTTGTTGATTGAGCGTTTCTTTGGTCAAACTCGCTTTTGGACAAAACTTGATTGTTGTGCGTGTAAACGGGATTGCCGTTGGCGTCTTTGGTTACTCTAAAAACATCATCAGCCATTACACAAACCTACCTCTCGTTTTGCCTTGGATAGCACAACCATCAGCTTCGCTAACGTATCCACCATCTGCGCAGTTCCACGCACGAAGACTCTTGTTAATCCTCGAATCTGGATCCCTTGCGGTTTCTGCGCTCGTCAATTTCGCTTTCATCCCCTTCATACGGGCGCAAAAGGAGTCGCGCCTGCTGCCGCCCTTGGGTTGTGGGGCTTTTAACCCCGGCTTCCCCGGATTCGCTGCGTTGTAGGAAGCTCGTCCTTTGGCGTTCAAGCCGCCTTTGGGATTCTTCCCTTCTTTGCGCGTCCATGCTGGGGACTTAGCCATAGAACACCACTGCGGTTGTCGTCGCAGATACCACAGCAGAAATATTGGTGCTACATCTAATGCCTTCTCCGGGAAATACCATGTAGATAGCCCCCGCAGCCGCTGGTGCGGTGAAAGAAAACATAGCTGTACCGGCTGTTCCATCATTCAACACAACTGTTGCGCCTGTTGAATAGCTGATGGATATACCTTTGATACGGGCTGGGCCAGCAAAAATGGTGGTAGTTGCATTGGCTGCTGCCGCGCCGCTTTTTACGTCTGTCTGCATTGACATAATCAATCTCCTTTTAAAAGGGGCCGAAGCCCCCTAGATCAATTAAACAGAAGAAGGATTAGCAGAACCGTCAGAGTCACGAACGATGTACTCAACAGTGACAGTAATCGTACCGGCAGTAGCGTCAGCAGTAGCTGCGGTAAACGTACCAAAGATGATTGCATCAGTTGTGCCAATGCTGTCGTAAACGCCTGAAGTAGCCGCCGCGATGGTAGCTGGAGAAGTTTGAACCGCCGTGGTGCCGGTGTTGACCGTAGCCATGTACAGGTTGGCAGTGCCGCTGCTACCAATGGTAACGCCGCAGTTTGATGCGCC